ATCATACTTATTTCGATTTACCGAGATTATAGGTAAATCATAACCAAATTTCTTTTGCAATTCCGATAGAGGTTCGTGTGCATGTTGTATAAAATTCATTATATCCGATTCATTCATAGAATTAAAATCTATTTTAGAATTATCAAAATCACCTTTAGTATCTAAGTTTTTTACATCTATACCATTTACTATACAAGAATAATGAAATGAAGTTGAACCACAACGAGGTAATGAAATATATAAAAATTTATTATCTACTAACATTATACCAAACTTTTTTCTTTTTTAATCATATCAAACCCAACATTACCTGCTAATACAACTCTATCTATTGTAGAATTTGGAGCATTATTTGGAGAGTGTGGCATCCAACCTTCCATTACTATTAAATCATCTTCTTCAGGTCGTATCCAATATTCTTTACCATTTTCTCCTTTAAAATATAATACACCATCTTCACCTTCCATTATATCAGGCATTTGTATATAATATACATAGGTGTAATGTGGAATGAATGATTTTGTTTTTTTATTAATTTCTGTATGAGTATGGAATTTGTTCTTTTCATCATAGAAATTTTCTTGTACAGGTTCTTTTGAGCGAACTACATTTACCCACGCATCCGTATTAATCTTATTAAATTCTTTATGAAATTGTGATTTGTATATTTCTTTACATTTATCAATTCCATATTGACAAACCTCATCCAATTTGTTTTCTATTGTAAAGTTTCCATTGAAATTTATATCATTAATCCATTCTTTTTTATATCCAAAACCATCGGTACGAACTACTTCTTTTAAAGAGCTTATTAAATTATTAGCTTCCTTTAAGATGGTATCTTTATGAGATGATAAATTTAATTTACCTTTCCATATAAATGTAGTATCATCGAAGTAGACCTTTTCCATATTATATTAATTCTTTGTGTAAAACCTTTTTGTTTTTCTTAAAAATCATTTGGTAATTGTATATAAAGAAAGTTAATTCGGTTTCACCAACCTCTTTTAAATCAAACATTTTTAGTAATTCAGCATTTGTTTTTGGTATCAAATTATTATTATCATCTAATATTAATTTTAGTTTTTCTGGAATAGGCATTTCGTATGATGCTTTCCAAAATGGAGTATCGAATCTTTCTGCTAAATAATGATACCTAACAAACATCATATTCTGTTCATTAACACTTGCACATGAATCATTAAACCTATCTCTATAAGATACATCAAATTTAGCACTTATCAATCTCTTTAACTGCATTATTGTCGACATCAATGAGGTAGCCTCTAACGGCTCTATAAATCCGGAAGATAAACCAATAGCAACACTATTACCTATCCAACTTCTTTTATGTCTACCTGGTTTAAAATCAAATACTTTTTGTATAGTAATTTCTTTACCAATATAATCCTCTACTTCCTTCTTAGCTTCTTCAACAGTAATGAATTCTGAATTGAATGTATATCCACATCCCCATCGGTGTTGTAATGGTATCTGCCACATCCAACCTGAATTCATTGAAATCATATTAGTATGTGTTACATCTCCTATTGAGTATTGATTTTCTTGTGGTAAGAAATATGCCATAGCTGTATTCAACAAAAGATATTTAGAATAATCAATCCATTCCTCATTATGAACCTTACCTATAATAACTTTAGCGAATCCACTACAATCAAACACAAAATCCACATCTTTAATATCAATTCCTTCCTTAAGTGAAATAGAGTGAATATCATCACCATCTTTACTTACATTATCAACTTCACCATCAATCCACTTAACACCTCTTGATAACGATACCTCCTTTAGATATTCCGCTACCATTCTAGCATCAAAATGATATGCGTAGTTCTGTTTATATTCATTTGGTTTAGGTCCGGTAAAAAGATGTGATGAACTTTTACCATCACCTGTCCAATTTGATAGAGTTAATCCGAGTTTGCTAGTACATCCAGTTCTTTTAAAAAAATCATTTTGGTTTATTTCCAGCAAAGATAAAAATGCGCCAAAGTTAGGAGTAGCACCCTCACCTGCTCCCAATATTCCAATCTTAGAACTCTCTATTAGAGTAACAGATGAATCTTTCCAAAATTTATTAACAGATAAAGCGGTTAACCAACCAGCAGTACCTCCACCTATAACAATTATATTTTTCATATTAAACTAACTTTTTTAATTGATGATGGCCAAACATTCAACGAATATCTTAGACCAGATTCTATAGTATCAACCGAATGTGTTATATTAGAATCAAATATAAACACACTTCCCAATTCTTTCGGTACTGAATACTCTACTTTATTTATATTGTATTTAACCAACCCTCCTTCATAATTATCATTTAACTGAATAATAAGTGTTATAGTTGCACCATTTATTATCTCATGCTTATCTTCATGTGAATCCAAAAAATCTCCATCGGAATAACGATTAAATGAATACTTTGGAATAGAAGTATATGTTACACCATTGAATGGATTTAACCCATTTGAAATTGATAAAATTTTATCTGATATACTCTTTATACGGGAATCTGATAATACATCATCTATGAAATACCCACCCATTCTTTTATTACCAATGTATTCAGTATCTTCTTCCACCACCACTCCATTTAGGATTCTAGACGATTTCATTTGATGTAATCCATTAGCTTCTCCAACGGAAATTATATAATCACATTCTTCTTTACTTAAAAAGTTTTGAATAAATTTGTAAAACATTATTTATCTTTTAATCCATATTTAATCCACTTATACCATACTCTTTCATGTAGATAATATTGAATGGGTTTATACACTAATTCTGCCACTCCAAATGCAGCCCCTACTTTAATTGAACCACTTACCCACCACATTATACCAAATCCGATTAGAGTTGATATAATACGATATGAGATGGTCTTAGCTATATGTCTTTTACGTTGTACTATCACTATCCTTTAGTTTCATCATAAATAATATTTCCATCTGGTGTCATATGACCTGTTCTGATTGCAGTTCCACTAATTACTGCTACATCGGATGGTGGTTCATGATAGATTACATCATACCCTACACCTCTACCATAGTTTACCGATTCTATATCTGGAATAATAGATAACAAAATCTTATCGAAATTGTTTGTAAAGAATGGTTCGTTTGATAATTCTTTAAGGATTTGATGAGCTGTCTTTGGGTTGTTCTCATCTTGCTGAACATCTCTAATTGCTACCCAAACATTTTTACCTTGATTTAATTGTTGATTAATTAACCATTCATGTCCTTTATGCCAATTCTGCCATCTTCCGATGTACAATGCGTATTTTTTCATATTATATTAAATTTATTTTTTCATTTATATGTTGTTTTTTAATTGGCATCACAATTGACCACCTTTCACCATTTGTAATTTTCTTTATTTCGTGCCAAATTCTACAATGATATGATAATGCAGTTCCGATTTGTTTCGAGATTAGAACTTCATTGTTATTATCATCCCAACATACATATTCTCCTCCTTCATACGAATCGTTTAATTGGATTCCTAAATTATATCGTCTAGTATCGAACCCTTCGGCTAAATCTATATGTTTTGAAAAAGAATCCCCAACTCCATATTGATGTAAAGTACAATATTCTACTTTGTTAATAGTATTTAATTCAATATTATTAGTATGACTAAACCATATTAATATTTTTTCAAACATCCATTCCGTTTCTGATATATTTGGTATGATAGATACTCTATATGATGTGTTATTTGTCACAATTTTATTACCATCTATTAATTTAAAATTATTAGATAAATTAAAATATTCACTTAATTTAGTAGGTTGTAATTTTATATATGATTTTATTAAATCACATTCCTCTTTATTAAATAATGGATGTTGATAAATCATAAATCTAATTTTTCCAATAATTTTCTATATGATTGAAATTCATTATCAATTGTCGTATCACAATCTATAAAATTTTCAATTGGAGGCTGATATCCTTCTACAAAGAAATGCTCCCTACCTCTACTCTCCGTTGTATGAATATATATTTCTTTGATATTATCATCCCCTATTAATTGTTTGAATGAATCTCTTTGGTCTTTATATGGGGATACTAATGATACTAATGCAACTCCACCTTTGTTATGGATAAAGTGTGCAAGATGTTGAGCTAATTCTACATTCTTTCTACGCCCCGCTTCCGAATAATCTTTGTTATTAAAGATTTCTCTTATATCATCTCCATCTACAATCATCGGTTTCATAGGATGAAGATGTGTATATAACATTTTTACTAAGGTCGTTTTACCTGCTCCTGGCTGACCTGTTAACCAATATATCATGTGTATAAGTATTTTATTATTATATCACTTTGTGAAAGTTGTAAAGTTTTATAACTTGTTACATTTGCTATGTATTCAGATAGATATTGTCTTTGTATATCATTGTACCACTCCATATCATTATTTAATATAGTTTCCAAATGATTCATAAATTCATCACCTTCTCCAAAAAAATATATAGGTGAGTTAAAGGTAAATCCAATCTTTTCCAATTGTTGCTTAACTTCCTTTTTACCATAATAAACAAATGGATTACCGGCTTTAAGTGATTTATGTATCTTCTCCGATAGATATGTTCCTTGCATTCTTAATAGATGATTAGTTTCGGTTATAATCTCAAAGAAACATTCAAAATATATTCTATAGTTAAGAGCAACAGTTCCAATGTGATTTATACCTAATATCTTTTTTCTCTGAACCTCCACCTCACTTATCTGAGATAATCCAGGATATGTATCATAATATTTAGGATATTCTATACCATACTCCTCACACTCCCTATTAAAAGATTCCTCTGACTCTATTCCCACGTTTGTATCGTTAAAATTTATTAAGTTAAAAGATATATTACCATCAGATTGCTTACCTAATTTATAAATAAGTTTAAGTATATTAAATCGAGTTTCAGAAAAATGATTATTAAGAAACATAAATTTCTTTTTAAGTGTTCCTAAGTCATTTTTTTTAATCGTATATAGTGAATTTATAAATTCAGTATCACAATCTTCTAATGTCCATTGATTGGTATTA